CCTGATGAGGGGGGAAGAAGAAGAGCAGGCGCGAAAACGTGGCGAGTATATTCACCGCGTGCACGCTGAAAAGCTGGTGGCCATGATCGACGGTATGCAAAAAGCACTACTGACCGACGCCGTTAGCAACATGGCGAACAAGGCCACGGTACAAGCGAGGGCCGACGCGGACAAGACGGACGTCGAGCGGTCAATGCGCGACACTATCAGCCGAGTGATCAAACTCTCAAAAACTCAGATTGTAAGGAGCCTGCGTGATCTTTGACGGCGGCCAGTGGTACAGGGAAACCGGCGAGTGGCTGGCGGACCGCATAGAAACGACCACGGATTCATACGAAGAGAAGCGCCCCAGCGAGTGGGCGGAAGAAACGCGCTACCTACCAAGGGCCACCACGCCACAGCCGGGGCCGTTCAGTTTTGACGCGATCCCATATTGGCGCGAGGTCGTGGACAACTTCGACCCTAACAGCCCGGTGCAATTTGTGGCCGTGCAGAAAGGCGCACAGGTTGCCGCCACCGTGGGTATCTTGGAGAACGTGATCGGGTACGAAATGGACTACGTTCGCACCGTGCCTGTGTTGTTCTTCACGGCGGACAAGGAGCTGGCGGAGCTCAAGACCGAGACGAACATTGTCCCCATGATCCAGCAATCCGGGCTCGGCCACCTCATACAATCAAACGACGAGATGCGCCGAAACAAGCAAGGCCTGACCAACAAGAAGATCGAGTGGGCAGGCGGCGGCTATATGCTCCCGCTCGGCGCTATCAACGCCAACAAGCAGCGGTCACTCTCCGCGCCGATCTTACTTCGTGACGAGGTGAGCGGCTGGCCCTTGATAGTTGGCCGAGACGCGGACCCCATGAAGCTAACCGAGACGCGAACGAACTCGTACGAACTCACGCGCAAAATTTTAGACCTTAGCACCCCCAACATTACCGCCACCGACGTGATCAGCAAGCGGTTCAAATTAGGCGACCAGCGATACTACGAAGTGCCGTGCAAGCACTGCGGAAAGTTTCAGGTCTTGAAGTTCCGAGGCGTTAACGCAGACGGGACGGTGTTCGGCCTAGTGTGGAAAAAGGACCCGGACGGAATCATCGAACCCGGGTCGGTCCGCTACGTGTGCAAGCACTGCCAAGGCGAGATGACCAACGACGACAAACTGGCGATCATGGAGAAAGGGAAGTGGGTCCCGACGGCTAAACCAAGCCGCCCGAACTTCCGCAGCTACCACCTTTCGGCATTGTACGCGCCCTACTTCGCGAGAACATGGGAAGCAATCGCGGTCGCATGGCTTGAGGCGTGGGACGACGAGGCCAACATACCGATCGACGGCGAGGCCTTGCAAGTATTCTACAACAACGACCTCGGCGAACCGTACGAACTCAAAGCCGACAAGATCAAACATTATCAAGTTAGCCCGCACCGCCGTTCAGCATACAAAATGGGCGAGCTACCGGGCGACCACCCCGAAATTAACGCAGGCGGCCGCGTCGAGTTGTTGACAATGACCGTCGATGTGCAGGCCACTTGGCTAGCTGTGTCTGTCTTCGCATGGGCCCCGAGTGGGGACCACAAAGGATACGCGGCGTATACGATCGACTATTTCAGGATTGAGGGCGACTGCGAGAACGCGGACGCGGCACCATGGGAAGAACTCGCGAAGATAATCGACGACCGCCGCTATGTTGACGGCGACCGGGAATACCCGATCACCATGTCATTGATCGACGCCTCGTACTTGCCGGACACCGTTTACGGATTTTGTGCGCAATGGGACGCCGGTGTTTACCCACTGCGCGGACGGGATAAACCAACCAAGGGCGCGCGCTTCCAAGAATTCGAGATCAGAGAGAACGCCACGGGCACGCGCTATGTGTTGGCCACGGTGGATATTTACAAGGACCGCTGGTCGGCAGCACTGAAACGCGAGTGGAGCGGCGTCGGGCACATGCCGCGCAACAACTGGTCCGCCCCTATGGACTTGCCAGACAAAGCGATCAAAGAATTGACCGTCGAGTACAAGCGCGAGAAGCGCGACCCGTCAAGCGGCAAATTGCTAGGTACCTATTGGCACCGCCCGGGCAACGCACGCCAAGAACTGTGGGACCTTTTAGTCTACAACACGGCCGCGCTGGAAGTGGTGGCGCTAGATATTTGCGAGCAGCATTTAGGGCTCGAGTACCTGAGCTGGCCGGACTTTTGGGAAGAGGCGGCGACCGGTTTATACTGGACAGCTTGCTAATGGTTTGATAATGTCGCATAATCATAGGTACTAACGGGGAAGCGGATCACATGGAGTGGCCGAAGACCCGACCAGATTATTAAACCTTTTGGGGATTAGCGGGGATGTCATGTAACGACGACGCATATTTAAGCGCGCGCATAGCAGCCACCGAGGCCGCGATCGAGCAATACGAAAACGCAGAACTTGCGCTCACTACGGGCGGTGTCCAGTCGTACACTATTGACACGGGGCAAAGTCGCCAGACAGTAACCCGCGCGAACTTGAAAGAAATCCGCGAAGGGGTCGACGGTTTATACAATCGCCGCGCAACGCTGATCGCACGACGCGACGGTTGCGGCGTTTCTACAGTGAGGCCATGTTGGTGAACCAAGTAGAACTAGAGCAGTACGCTAAAAAATACGAGGCCGCCCCGTACACCGAGGGCGAGCTTTCGCCGCGCGCTTCGACAGGCTACGGCCAAGCGCCAGCGATTCACGCATATAACGACGGGGACAAGTTCTCCGGCGGTTTTGGCGCTACTAAACTATTCACCGCCGACTACTGGACCCTACGCAAACGCTCGGACCAGCTCTTCCGCGAGAACCTGTACGCCCGCGGCTTAATCCGCCGACTGATCACAAACGAAATTAACACAGGGTTGACGCCCGAAGCCTGCCCCGACGAGCTAGTCATAGGGGTGGAGGAAGAGAGCCTCAACGACTGGACAGAAGACATCGAGAACCGCTTCGCTATCTGGGGCAAGAACCCGGAGCAATGCGACTTTAAACACCGGGCCACCTTTGGGGCTATCCAAAGAGCGGCGCGCATGGAGGCACTGATCAGCGGTGACGTGCTTGTTGTCCTACGCCAGAGCCCGCAAACGAACCTGCCCATGGTTCAACTAATTAGCGGTTCAAAAATTCAAAGCCCACTAGGCGGAAACACTAAGCTAGCGAAAGGCCACGAGATACGCCACGGCGTTGAAATGGACGCGATCGGCCGCGTGGTTGCCTATTGGGTCAAACAAGACACAGACGGGCAGCCAAAGCGACTACCGGCCAAGGGCACACGCTCAGGCCGCCGCATAGCTTGGCTAGTCTTCGGAACTGAAAAGAGACTGGACGACGTACGCGGCGAGCCGTTGTTGTCGTTGGTCCTTCAATCCCTGAAAGAGATCGACCGATACCGCGACAGCACACAGCGAAAAGCGGTGGTCAACTCGATCATGGCTATGTTCATCAAAAAGACGGAAGACAAGCAAGGCACGCGCCCTATTACTGGCGGTGCTACCCGTAGAGGGTCGGCCACGGTAACAGACGCGGACGGAACGCCGCGCACGTTTAACATTACCGATCAGCTGCCGGGAATGGTCCCGGAAGAGCTACAGCAAGGCGAAGAGCCGGTACTATTAGGCGGCCAAGGCACCGACGTGAACTTTGGCACCTTCGAAGAGGCGGTCATTCAGGCCGTTGCATGGGCGAACGAAATCCCGCCCGAAATTTTGCGCCTTGCTTTCTCCAACAACTACAGCGCCAGCCAAGCAGCGATCAACGAATTCAAAATCTATTTAAACAAAGTGTGGGCCGACTGGGGCGAGACTTTCTGCCAGCCGATTTATGTCGATTGGTTATTAAGCGAAACACTCCGCGGGCGCATTAGTTCGCCGGGGTTACTAGACGCTTGGCGCAACCCGCAACAGCAGGACGTGTTCGGCGCGTGGATCTCTTCCGACTGGTACGGCTCGATCAAACCGTCGACCGACATGTTGAAGCAGGCCAAAGGGTCGAAGTTGTTAACGTCCGAAGGTTGGTCGAATAACGCCAGAGAGTCGCGCACGTTAACCGGCACCAAGTTCTCCAAGAACATGAAACGCCTTAAACGTGAAAACCAGATGAAAGCCGAAGCGGCCCGACCGCTGGCAGAGTTCGAGCAAGAATTCGGGAAGCCCGTCGAACAAGTGGAAGCGATCGACGACCTAGAGATTGAAGCCGCAATCGAAGAGTACCTAGAAAATGATAGATAAATTAGCGCGCGCATTTACTAAACTATTGGCGGAAGTCAAAGAACTGCGCGCCGATGTGCAGAACATGCCAACGCCTAAAAACGGCGAACCGGGAAAGCCGGGCGTAAGCCCAGAGCCGGAAGCAATCGCCGAGCTAGTGCTCGCCCAATTGCCAGAAATTAAAGACGGCGAACCGGGCAAAGACGCAGACATTGAGGCAGTAATTAAAGAAGTGCTCGCCCAAATACCAACGCCGAAAGACGGCAAGCCGGGACGGGACGCACAGCCGCCCCTATTGGCAGACGTTGCGGCGTTGGTCCTCGCGCAGATCCCAAAACCTAAAGACGGAGTGAGCCCTGACCCTAAAGCGGTGGCAATTGAGGCGGCGAAGTTAATCCCAAAACCTAAAGACGGAGTGAGCCCGGACCCTAAAGCAGTGGCGGCACTCGTTCCAGTGCCCGCACCGAAGCAAGGCAAACCGGGCAAAGACGGCAAGAGCATAACCGACGTACGCCTCGAGCGTAATATCTTGTCGGTATGGATCGACGGTGTTAAAAAGCGGGTGGGCAAGATAGACCCACCAGCGCAGCCCGCGTTTCAAGGTGGGGGGGCCATAGGCCGCGACAAAGCGGTCACCGGCGAGGTGCAATACATTGAAGAACTGCGGGCGGTGTCCGATGCAGACCAGAACCCGGTGGGCACTAACAACCCCTTGACTGTGACATTCGGGGCCGCGCAAGGCACCCCGTCCGACCCTATTCAGGTAGGCGCTGACGGAGTAATAACAGTGAACGAAACGGGGCTCTATCAAGTGCGTTTCAGCGCGCAATATGGCCGGTCCGGTTCGTCCGGCACCTCTTGGTTGTACTTCCGCACGCTGATCGCTTTTGACGGCGTTAACTTTGTGCAAGTCGGCCGCACCGTATTAGTGAAGTTAAGCAACGCTAATGAAGACCTGAGCACTCAAAACTTATCGACGATCACCCTACAGCAAGGGTGGAAGACAAAGGTAGAGATAATGCGAGGTAGTGAAGGGAACGACAGCGGCGGACTTATCGCCACGACACCCGCCGAAGGGACGTGGACGGCGTCATACTCAGCAGAAGCGACGATCCAGCGCATAGTCTGGGCACAAACATAACTTTACGCGAGACACTTAGCGCGTTACAGTATAAGAAACATAAGGAGCGGCCAATGTGGCTACTATTACAAAGCGTATTAAATGACATTCAGGACGCCCGCGCGTCCGGTGTTAAGTTCACCGCAGAGCAGGTCGCAACCTTCGAAGCCAGCAACGGCGAGGGCATAATGGCGCTCGCAGGCAACAGCGCGGAGATCCACGTCAAAGGCGTGCTAACCAATACGCCGGACATGTTCGCGCGTTGGTTCGGCGGCGGCAACACGACGTACCCGGCGATCATTGCAGCACTTGCGGAGGCAGACGCCAACCCGGAAGTAAAACAAATTGTTATGCGGTTCGACTCAGGCGGCGGCGCAGTCAACGGAATGTTTGACGCAATCGCGGCCATGCAGACAACTAAGAAACCGATAAAAGCAATCGTGGGCACAATGGCAGCTTCAGCCGCCTACGGCCTAGCGAGTCAAGCCGACGAAATGGTGGCGCACAACCGCGCCAGCGCCGTTGGTAGCATTGGCGTAGTTGTCGACACGTTTGTGAGCGAGTCGCGTGTTTCTATCACCAGCTCGAACGCCCCGGACAAGCGCCCGGACGTTACAACCGAGAAGGGCAAAGCGACAGTAGTCGCACAGCTTGACGCAATCGCGGGCCTTTTAGACGAGGCCGTAGCAGAAGGCAGAAACACAACAGTAAAAAAAGTTAACGCGGACTTCGGTCAGGGTGGTATACTACTTGCCGACGAAGCATTAAAACGTGGTATGATTGACTCAATCAGTACCAATAAACCAGCCACCGCCACAAACGGCGGGAAACCACAGGAGCAAAGGTCTATGGATCTTCAAACCTTAAAGGCCCAGCACCCCGACGTTTACGCGGCGGCGGCGCAAGAAGGCCGAACAGAAGAACGCGACCGCGTAGGAGCACATTTAACAATGGGCGAAGCGTCGGGCGATATGAAAACAGCGATCGGCGCAGTGCAGGACGGTTCAGCAATGACCGCCACTTTGCAAGCTAAATACATGGCTGCAGGCATGAACCGATCAGACGTACAAGCACGCCAAGACGACGACGCGGAAGCGAACGCCGGTGACGATGCAAACGCAGGCGAAGAAGAAGCAGAAGCAAACGCCGGGGTTAATATCCTAGCAGCTGCGGCGGAATCTTGCGGCGTAGAGTTGGAGGCTTAATCTAATGGCTAACATCGAAACCACAACCAACAAAACGCGCAGCCTAGTGCTGTGGGAGCCGGTATTTGAAGACGAGCTGATCACCTTCGCGGGTGCTGCTACTTTAAAAGCGGGCACAATCCTAGCGCGTGACAGTGTATCGCTTAAATTAGTGCCATTCGTTAAGGGCGGCGTAACTAATGAAAACGGTATCCCTAAAGCTGTGCTATTAGACGAACTGACCGCAACCGGTGCGGGGGACTTACCTTGTCGCCCAATCGTAGGCGGCCGACTTCGTAAAGGCGATCTGGTTATTGACGCAGACGGCGACGCATCAAATGTCGACGGCGCTGTTGTTGATCAGTTGCGTGATTATTCAATTACCGCGCTTGGCACCACTCAACTAGCAGAGCTAGACAACCAATAAGGAGCGGAGATCATGGCCGTAGAAATTAAACGCGAGGGCTGGTTGCAACTGTTTACGCAAATGCGCAGCCCTTCAGGATACCTAAGCCGCCGCTTCACTATGAAGCCGGGTGGCCTTTACAACGGTGACAAGGTAGCGATCGCCGTTCAACGCTTCGGCCAACACGTGGCAATCGCGATCAAGAAATGCACCGGC